TATTGGTTTTGTATACTTTTCATATTCATTTATATTTTATCGGCCTTGTCCTCTATATTTTTTAGGTTTTTGATCTTTAGGACCGTAAGATTTTCTAGATTTTCCGCTTACCTTTTTACCAAATGAAACTTTTTGAGATGAAGATGATGACTTTGCTTTTGCCATTATTGGTTCAAGTTTTTAATTTTATTATTTAATTGATTAACCATTTCTGAAATGTTAGCAACATTCTTTTGTGTTGCTTTCCAATATTTTAATCCATCTTCACCTTCACTTAATTCTTGTTTCATACGAGATGTATATTCAACAATACGATCAATTTCTTGTAATTTACGCTTTACTTCACGAATTGCTTTATGTAATTGTTCAGATTTAGTTCTGTATGTTACTTCTTTTTTGAACTTACCATAGGATACTTCATTAAGTACTCCTTGTTTAATCATATCGTTTAATTTCATTTCGTATATTTTTTTGTAGTCAAACATTTTAGAGTTTTTTGGTAGTGTTAAATCTGCTACTGTCCAACCCATTTTTTTCAAAAATTTTACTGCTCGATTATCACCTTTTTTCTTTCCAAAAGCATAAGGAGTAGCATAATTTTCACCTGAACCTGCATTAAAAGAAGCTCCACCGCCTGTTACATTTTCCTCGTTCATCATTATTTCGCGAGCATATGCTTTGATAGCAGATTTTAGAGCTTGTTTTTGAATTTCATTCATTTTATTTTACTGATTTTAATTCAGCAACTAATTGGTGGTAAGTCAATAATGTAATTATATCATCATCTTTTACGCTTTGGTTTTTATCCAAAGGTTTAATTAAATTAATTACTTCATTAATTTTAATCTTAATAGTATTATCTTCAACTTTTTCAACTAATTTAGTTAATTGACTTTTAATACCGTCTATGTTGTTATTAACAAAATCTTTTAATTTTGTAGTACTAGATACGTTATTAATAAATTCTTTTAATACTAGTTTTTGATCTGAAGTTAAATCACCATATTTCTCATTGAATTTTTCAATAAGCATTTTGTAAGCTAAAATACGAGTGCTCTTATCCATTTCACTATATTCTTCCATCACACGATCTTTAACTTCTTCTTTATTTACTTCTTTACGAGTAATATGTTCAAGTAAAGTTACTTTATTATCAATAACATTAGCTGGGTCTACAAACTCTAATGTGGAATAAGCTTCCATCAATGTATAAACTGCTGCGTGTTGTTTGTAATTGTTTACTTTTGCTTTGAAGAATTCTTCTAAATTATAATGTTGCTTAATTTCTTTAATTAAGTTATATTTCTCTTTACGAAGAGCTGTACGATTTAGACGTGAATGGATTTCTAAAGTAGTATTAATTAATGATTCAGCTTTACCCTCAGAAACGGCTTTATTAGCTGTTAAGGTTTGATATAATTTATATTCCTTAGCTAATTCAGATTTGCTAAAATACTTTTTAATTAGAGGTAAAGATGCGGAATCCTTACCAGAAATAGTATCGGATGTTACTTGTCTCAACAAGAGTTCAAATAAAATCCCAGTATTTTTGTATTTGTTATGTTTTATTTTCATAAAAAGTATATAATCATTGCGTATAAATATGTTATTTTTCTATACCCTTGATGTTATCTTCGTTTAATAAGTCAGATTCTACAGGTTTTGTACTTTCGTATAATGTTATTTTCTTCTGCTCAGCCGCTTCTTTCGCTCTTTGCAATTCTTTTAATGCTAACGGTGAACCGCCTTTATAAGCTTGTTGTAAAGGATTTTTATCTTGATTAGCAGTCATGTTGTATTCCTTACTACCAATTGGATCTTTACCAAATGAGCTCTTTTGAGTACCAAATATAGATGCTTTTTGTGTTGGACGACCTACTGGATCCTTTTCATCATATCCTACTGGTACTGCACCATTTCCACTTCTACCTTTACCATATAGTGAAGCTAAATCATGTGGTGTACCAAATGATCTACCTGTTTTAGCTGGATCATTACCTTCATTTTCAACTTGTTGAAGTCTAAATGCACGTTTTTTATCTTCTAATACTAAATCACGGTATTCATCTACTTGATCTTCACTAAATTGGAATATTCTATCATAAACAAAATCGGATGGAATAATACCTGTATCTATAGCATCTTTAGCTAATGATACTTTTTCTTTCCACAATGCGATTTGTTCTTGTTGATAAATAATAGATGGTGGTGTTAATGATAATTCAAAGCTTGTTAATGAATCACCATCAAATCCTTGTGTGTATAAATGTACTAATGCAATTTTGTATAATTCAGATACAAGTACCTTTTGTATACGTTCAATTGTACGAGCAAATCTAATATCTTCAGCAGCTAATGTAGCTTTACCTGTTAAATCTTTTTCAAACCCAAAAAATGCTTTAGGTACCTTAAGGGCAGCTAACATCTCATCACGTAAGAAATTAACATCTTCAATACCATTATATTCTAAACCTTTTAAGGTATCAATTTTAGTATTTTGATTTGCACCTCTAACTGGTATAATAAAGTCTTCAAGTGAATTTTGTATATTGAAACGTAAATTGTATTCACCTGTTTGAGCATCCATAAATGGAGTCTTTTTCATTTTATTGGTGATACGTTCCATATAGTTATCAACTTCGTGTGCTGGTATTCCACCAACGTCTACGTAGAAGATACGTTTTTCTGGAGATCTCATAATGCGGTGAATTAACATCGCATCTTTCATCAATGTATATTGCTTATAAACCTTACGAGCTGGTTCAATGAATGAACGTCCATAAGGTAAATAATTAGCATCAGCATATAATCTAAAGTGAGCAATTTCGTAATTCTCAAAACGCTTTTTCATATTACTCTTATCCATATGGATAGTAGATGCTAATGCGTTTGGATCATATTCGTAATAAACCTCAAATGGGTTTTCAGGATTTAAACCTTCCTTTCTAGCTAATTCATATGAAGATAAAGGCATAACATTATATACACCAACCTCACTGTTAATTTCTAGGAATAAATAAAAATCTCCGTACTTACACATCTGACGAGTCCAAGGCCAAAGATTAAATTCAATATTTAAAATATCATAAAATAAATTATAAAGTACTCTTTGTACTTTTTCATCTGAAGAACGAATTTGTAATACTTCTCCAGCTTCATTTTTTAATGTAGTTTCATCAGCAACAATATCAAGAGCAGAAGCAATAATTGATTCTGAATCCATTGCTTCGTAATCATTATATAATTGTGTTCTTAATGTCTGATAATTAATAGCAGGATTGAACATAGCAGACATGCTAGTTCTGTGTAGTCGTGTAAAACGGTCTACCAAGCTATTAGTTTGTGCACTTCCATAAGCTTGAGTGCGGTCTGTATCAACCACCTTTAATTGGCTTCCACCAACGTTTCTTACGATAACATCAGTTGAAAACAATCTTCTCAGCCTTGAAAATAAATCTGTATTAGCCATTTTTTTCTTTTAGTATGTATAACAATAAATATTCTAACCCAATAACCATCGTATATCTTCTGCATTTCCGTGAGAATCATCTATGCGATATGGGTTGCCTCCAGGTATCCATTCACCACCCCCGTACATTTGATCTCCAGTTCTTCTAAAGTTTAATAAACTTGCAGATGCTAGATCACGACCTATTTGCGCAAATCTGGATGCTGTATCTCTAATGAATAAGCCCATTGATAATGATAATACTAAGTCATCATTATATCCATTTTGTGCTTGTCCCTTACCGTGCATCCAAATAAACACTCTTAATTCTTCAAGTAATCGTTTTGAATGAAAGGTAAATGACTTATCTCGAAGATACGACTCCATTTTTGAGATGACAAGTGGTCTTGTCTTTGCTGATGTAGTAAATCCAGGAACTGTTTGTCCTGAGTCTAATTTTGATAGATATTTGTCAGCACTTAACTCACCATACGAGCGAGGTGAATAATATAAATTCGCGTACTCACGGTCTATAATAGTATTTACGACATCCCAACCGATATTAGCATTTTCCACCACTAAAAGCGCATTATTATATTCAGTAGCCACCGATACTAACATATTTCCATACTCACGTGTGCCTATTTGAGATTTAAATTCAGCTACTTGTTGGCATGCTTCTAAATCAATAACTTGGAATGCAGAATAGTCACTTCCATCTCCACGGGCAACGTCGGCTGATACAATGTAATTTTTATTATAATCAGGATATTGCCAGATCCAAAAATCACCCCCCATAAAACGACGTTCAACAGGATCCATTATAAACCCATCATAATATTCTAAAGTTTCTGGGTCAATTACTGTTGCTCCAGATCCTAAAAAGTCACAATCATATTCCTGCGCGAAATCTCTTGCAGTCATATTTTCTTTTTCATTTCTAACCCAGGCATCATCTCTATCAGGGTGTACATCCCATTTCAATTGGATAGGAACAAAACTATTTTTTCTTAATTCTGCTTCAACCCATGTTTTATGGAACCAGTTACCAACACCATTTGGTGAAGATAAAGCAACGCAACCACCACCTGTTGAAATTGTAGGTTTAATAGCGGTGTAAATTTTATCAATGCCGTCAATAAAGGCAGCCTCATCCATAATCAACCAAGATACTGCAAATGAACGACCAGCGTCACTAGAAGCAGAGGTCGCTTTAATAAACGAACCATTTGATAGTTTTAATGATGTTTGGTTTGATGCTACTGGTTTAGAACCCTTCAACCATGAAGGTAAATTGTTATACATGAATTGAACCTTTTCAACCATGTTTTGTGCTGTTAATTGCTTAGTTGCAATACATAATATTGCTTTATCTTTATGGAATAACATTAACCATAAAGCATAACCCGCACATAAAGTAGAGATACCTAACTGACGAGATTTATTAATAATGTTGTAGTCGTTTGCTCTAAATGATTTTAATACATCTTCCTGAAATGGGTATAGATGAAATAAAATTCTACCTTTAATTGGGTGGGTGATAAAACAATATTTTCTAAAGAAATGGACAGGATCAGAAGCACATTTAATGTATTCCTGTTTAATTATGTCTTTTATATTTTGATCGCTCATATACTGATTGTTGTATATAAATATATAAAAGTAAGCCCAACCTTGTGGGTTGAGCTCAGAGCTATAATACTGAGACTATAGCGGGGCTTTTATTTTACTAACATTAAATATCCTAAACCACCAATCACTATATAACTTCCTATACGTTGGAATTTAGATTTTACTTTTAGTTTCTTTAATTGCAAATCTATCTGATTATATTGATCTTCCCAACCTGCAATTTCTTTATCTTTATTAGTTAAGATTAATTTATATTTACTTTCTTTATTTTCAAACCCAGTAATAATATTATCTTTAACTGTTACTTTTGCTTCTAAAGTATTAATAGTACTATCTTTTAATACAATAATTTGTTTAGCACCATCTAATTCCACTAAATCTTTAGCAGCAGACACTAATACTGGTTGTGCTAATGGTAAGGGGTTTGTAATTGTATCAGTTGGATAACGGTTATTAAATGAACTTATTAATTCATGTTCATTGTAAGTATCAATTTTATTTTTTTCTACTTCAACAATTTCAACAATTTTAATTACTTTTGCTTTTTGGTGTTCAACTTTATATGTTAATTCTTCACTAACATTATTTAATGAATCAATAACGGCATCATCTTTTTTAATTTCAACAAATAGTGAATCATTTACTTTATGTAAACTATCCATTTCAACTAAAAATTCTTTATGACTAGCATTACTGCTACATTTTTCAAACACTACACTAACAATTGCTATAATAGCTACTACAATAACAATTTTTGGCAACCATTTTTTAATCAATAACATCATGTTTTTATTTTTTGATTCCTGCATAATATTGCATTTTATGCATAACATTTTCGTTTAAAGCATCAATTTCATCCTCATCTTCAAGTGGGTTTTCAATCGGTGGTGGTAATTCTTTACCTGCTTTTTTAGCAATGTCTCTTTTTAAATAATCTGATTTAGCAACTAAAGCATCAATTCTTTGTTCTAAGCTTGCTTTTAAGTCAGTTAAACCTTTAATTTCTCTAGCTGTACTACCTACGTCATTGATATCACCCGGTGTACTTCTATATCTTTTAGTTTTTAATAAATTAGATTTAACACTTCTTAAACGGTCAGATAATTTTGAATATTCCATCCAATCTTGGAAATCTTCGTCTGAAATAACTGATGTTGATTTTGATCTACCACCACTTACCATTTCAGGTTCTGGTTCTTCTCCAGATGCTTTTGCTGCTGCGAATGCTGCTTCTACATCATCATCTGACATTTCTTCTTGGCCTGATATTCCTAATGAATCTAATTCTCTTGAAGTAAACATACTACCTGCTCCTGCTCTTCTACCTCTTGGATTATAATATAATTCTTCGTCATCACCTGTTGTTGTAGAAGTGGAGGTTGCTGGGGTTGGTCTTGGATTTGTTAATCTTGGTGCTGCTTGATCTGTTGATGAAACAATAACACCAGCATCAACCAATTCCATAAAGTCTTTATTGATTGGGTTTTGTTTATCATAACCCATTTCACCAGCTACGTTCATTTTCGATACTGCTGATCCTGCTGCTTGAATTGCTGCTAAGATTTTAGCTTTTTTACCTGTATATCCTGCAATTTGCTCATCAGTAATATCATCTGATAATTGATATCTAACACCAACATTTGCCATTTCATCTAATTCTGTTGAAGCAATACCTGGTTTTGATAATTTGTTCACTCTAGCTTGTGCTGCTTGTATATTTTTATTAACAGCGTTTATTTCAGCATCTTTTCCTGGTTTATCTACTGGAATTACTTGTTGTGCACTTAATTCTGATTTTTTCTTGTTTAAAGCTGCTAATTGGGCTCTTTCAGCAGCCAATGCAGCATCTTGTGCTTTTTTATCCTCAGCAGTACCTTCTTCAATTACTTCAAGTAGTGCTTCACGGATAATATCTTGCAGTTCAGATTTTTTCATAGTATCGTTATTCATAATTTTATACGTATAAATATTACAGGTTTTGTAAAATTGTAGCGATGCGTTCTTTAGTTGTACCTTTAATATATATTAGTTTTTTAGGTTTATATTCTTCTAATGATTGACGAATAGTCCAATCAATTTTATCACGATACTCAGCATCAATAGTACGAACACCATTATCTTCAATCTCTACACCTTCAGGTGATACATAAAATACAACATCATATTGATCACGAATCATCATAGCTGCTTCAACAAATGAACGTTTAGCAAACCAATCAATTGATTTTGCTGATAATGTGAATGAGCATACATCCCATATTGTTCTATCTGTTAATACATTTTCATGTAATAATTCACTAGCACGTTCTGCTAAAAATACAAATTGACCATTTAATGATGAATCTGTATTTAATGGAATACCTAAATCACGTAAATATTTACTACGTTCAGTAGCAATAAAATAATCCTTAAATTGATCTAATTCAGCTAATGCTTTAACCAATGTAGTTTTACCTACACTCATTGTTCCTGCTAATCCTATCTTCATTTTTTATTTCGTTGGTTAATTTTTTTCATTTGACGATCTACCTTCTTCTGCTGTAGAGCTTCTTTAACTTGTTGCTTCAGACGTTTTTCAGCACCCGGTTTATATTTAATATCTACCTCAATCGGTCCTTTATCAAATTTATCTAAATCATATTTCCATGTCTCAACAGTATTATCATCTTCATAAACTCTACTGAATTTACGAGGTTGGTCCACTGGTTGTGTTTCTTTAGGTCTGCCTCTTCTCTCTTCCATGCTTAAATGTATGAATTTTATCTTGCTTAAACTCTAGCACCTGATGCTTTACCAGCTGCTGTTTTGTGGAATGGTTGACCATTGCCATCTTTTTTTCTATCTTCCCATTGTTCTTTGGTATATTGAAAACCAAATAACCAATATTCTGCTGCGCGTTTGTTACCTTGAGGAATATATGCAGGACCATCCCAGTTATGCATTTTTCCATCCATGTAGTATACTATACTACCATCTGATGTTTTTATTCTTTTTGTCATTGTTTTATTTTAAAAGTGATTCTGCAACATAAATACCATGTGCACCTGATACTGTAATACCACGAGCTGATAGAGCATCACCTACAAAGTGTACATTTGGAAATGTTGTTAGAGATAAATCATTATAATTAACTAGTGGTTCAGGTGAAAGATATTTTACCTCAGGAATATACATACCCCAATCATCTTTCATTTTTGGAAATATTTTTTTCATATCTTGAATAAAGTCCCAAATATATTTGAAGTAACCATCAAGTGCTGGTTCAACTACATGAGCTAGTGTATCTAAACTAATAGGCACAGCTGATACTGTTGTACCTTCAGATGTTGTTGATGGCTTTCTAGATGGTGAGTAATATAATCCTGTAGTTTTGAAATTAATAGCATCATTAGTATTAGTTAACCCGGCTTGTAATTTTTGTACTACATCTCGACTCCATGCAAACGGATCTTCAATACCTTTAATTTCCATTAAGATACCAAAATTAGTCATATTATTTCTAAATTCCTCACCTTTTTTAGCGTGACCGTTGTAACTAACATCACCATATGTCTCTTCTACAGCAACATAAGCAGCGTTATTATTCGTGCAGAATGAACGTAAAGAAACATTATCAAATTTCTGGTAGAGTTTAAAATCGTAAGATACATCTATTAGTTTTTGGAAATATTTTTGTGGTGCTTCAAAGCGAACACCAATTTGTACTGATTTAGGTTCATTTGGTAATTCATATTTATCTGCTAGTTTTTGTGCAAAATCAATCCCCGATTTACCTACGGCAAATATCAATTCATCATATGAAATACCTTTTCCAACAGAAGTTTTAGGATCATTATATAATACTAAATTAATATCAGTATTAATATCATGTACTTCTTCATTCCATATAAAATTAACACCCCTATCTAACAAATATTGATACCAAGTTTTAGCAATTTCATGTAAGAAATTAGATCCAATATGCCATACAGGAAACATTCTTAAACCAAAGTATGGTTTAATAAATTCAGGTTCTTCCTGAGGATCAGACATGAATATTTCTTCTGGTTTAGGATGGAAACGAGTAAAGTTGTCTACTACTTGTTTCATCAATTCCATTGCTTTTTCCTCACCGCAATACTTAGCTAATTGTCCACCAATTGCCGTGTGGTATGTTAATTTACCATCTGACCAACCACCAGCACCTAACATACCAGTCATTACCTCTTCAGGTAAACGATTAATTGGATCATTACCTTTATCTATAATAGTAATAAACTCTCCAGGATACCCGTTGTCTACTAATTTAGTAGCAGCATTAATACCTGCTACACCAGCACCAACAATAACAATCTTTTTATATTGTTTTTCTGGTTTTGATCTTACAATCCTTGATGTTGATTTAGGAGTATCAAACAGCTCCTGTGTTCGTCTAAATGAATTTTGATATTCTCTCATAAATTTTTATTGATTGTTAAATATACTATTTTGTTTTGCCATTACCAAAAAAGAGAGGGCGCACCTTTTGAGTGCGCCACAGCTGCATTAATATTGTTTCGATGCGACAGGCTATGAATCTGTCTATATGTTATTCTTCTTCTCCTTCTTCTACTGTTTCTACACCTTTAGGTGAGAATTGAGGTCTATTACCTTGAGTAATTCCTATGAAATCAAATTTATTAATAAATTCTTCTGGAGTGATAAATTCAAATTTGCTGTTACTTACCATTACTAACCCACCATCTAATTCTTCAATAAATGATTTTTTAATTTCAGTATCTATATCATCACCACTCATGTTAAATATATTTCTACCTAATAAAGTTTTGATTACACCTCTAAATCGTTGAATTTCTTCATAATCAGCAGATGCTGGTATTACCTTACCAGATATAGAAATACTTTGATTAATATCAGCTTGTTGTATTTTTTGTAAATCTTCTGGTGATATATCTATTGCCTTATTACCAA